ATACATTGAAACAAAATTTGTTGCAGCAGGTGCACAACAATCTCTTGCAACGAATGCTGGGCAATGACTACAATAAATTGGCCACAATATCGGATGATCCTGCAGTGAAACAACAGGCACAGGTCATAGTCAAAACTATTACTGATGCTGTCAACACCCTAACAGGCAGTGTGTCTGCTGCTGCTCAACAACCAGTGGCTCAAAAACCGGCCATGCCAAATTATGCGTCGGGCGTGGGCCCGGGGGTAAAACCACAAACGTCAGTGGTTCCATCTTCGGTCACTGGAACATCAACTATAAAACCATCGGTGGCGCCAACAAAAAAATTACAACCTATCAGTGTAGGCGGCCAAAGAATTGACCCTAGTGATCCTGCGTATGCTGCTATAATGAAAAATGCACCTGTGACTGAGGTATTTGATCGATTTGCTGTGCCTGCTGAAACCAGAAAAATCTGGGCGGATACCTGGCAGAAACTCAGTCAGGCCACATACAATGCCATGAACTTGATTCAGTTCAATCAAGAAAAATTGACAAACAACAGATCTACATTGAGTGCAAGACCTGCACCAGTGATCATTCAGAACAAGAATAGCCAGTATCAAATTGGCCGTACCTTGATTGACCCATCAAAAACAACCATGCAAGACGTCAAAACGTTTATAGACAATGAAAAAAACAAAACAGGCCAGATTCCAAAAATTTCTATCACACCTGCTGGACAAATCACAGTTGGCAAACTCACACTGGATGAAACGGATCCAGCCGAAAAAGAATTAATTGGCATCATCGAAAAAGAAATGGGCATTACAACATGAAAAGCCTGCGCACACTGTTAGAAGGCGGCAATGTATTCAAAGACGCAGATGGCCAGCCACTCACGGGTCGAATCAATCAAAGTGATGTGCCTGCCACAGTGGCCTGGATTGAACAACTCACAGGATTGCAATTCCCACGTGAACGTTGGCTGGGCAGCACAGGCAAGGCTGCCACGTCAGGCGACATAGATTTGGCAGTGGACACCAGCGAAATCTCCAAAGACCAGTTGGCGGCCAAATTAACACAGTGGATTGTGAGCCATAAACTGCCACCTGCAGAGTGGATCAAAAAGGGCGGCGAAGTTCATTTGAGAACACCCATTCAAGGACGTCCTGACTTGGGCTATGTACAAACTGACTTCATGTTCTTTCCCAACTTGGACTGGGGCACATTCTTTTATTCGGGTGGCGAGGATTCGGCCTACAAAGGCATGAATCGCAATGTGTTAATGAGCAGCATTGCCAAACAGCTGGGACTCAAAGTGGGCGCTAATGGCATGTTCAGTCGTGCCACAAATCAACTGGTTGACGGTGGCATGGACCCTGACTATGTGGCACAGACGTTGTTGGGCCGTGGGCGCACAAAGAAAGATCTCAAGAATGTAGAAAGTATTTTTGCTGCTTTGATACAAGACAAGGACAAAGAAGCCAAGGTCCGAGACTTTCGTGACTACTTAACCAAAGAAGGTCTACAGCAGCCTGACGCTGTGACGGAAGATGCAGACACCTACTTTCTGGCACGACTGCGTGATAGAATTGTGAACCAGGGCATGCAGCCCTTGGTAGAACGTGAAAGCGCCAATACTTATCAACTCTACGAAGCTGAAGAAGCAGGTGTAGGCGGCAAAGCCAAGGGTATTGAACACTTGGAAGACTATGTGTTCCGTAATGGTCTGCCGGGTGTGACCAAGGCCTTGCAGATTGTTCAAGCAGCAGCAGATGCGCCTGCCAAGACCACTACTGTGAAATGGGACGGTAAACCTGCTGTGATATTTGGACGCAAACCTGACACCGGAGAGTTTGTGCTCACAGACGGTTCGGGATTTGAAGCCAAGGGCTATGATGGCCTGGCCACAAGTCCACGCATGATGGCCGACATACAAAGCACACGGTCTGGCGCCAGGGGCGAGCTGATTCAACTGTATACCACATTGTGGCCCAAGTTAGAAGCTGCCTTGCCCGCAAACTTTCGTGGCTATGTCAAAGGCGACTTGTTGTATATGGATACGCCGCCATTAGAAGCTGGGAACTATGTGTTCAAGCCCAACACAGTGCAGTACAGAATTCCAGCCAAAACTTCCTTAGGTCAACGCATAGGCGCCAGCGACACAGGCATTGCCATGCATTCCATGTACGCAGACGCAGGTGACGCACGTCAACCACTCAGTGGCGTGCGATTCAATGAAGTGCCTGGCCTGTTGTTGATTGAACCCATTGGCGGCAAAGAAATTGCGCCCGATGCTGCTCTAATTAGCCAGATCAAATCTGTGGCCAACAGTGGAGATGGTCGTGCCATTGCCACCTTGTTCAACCCTGCAGAATTGCGAGCACAGCAGATAACAGACCTGGCAAAACTGTGTGTGGACTACATCAACTACAGAATCAAAACCAGCAGCAACTTTGACAACTTGTTGTCTGGCTTTGGCGAATGGCTGCAGACCAAAGTCACCCCCAAGAAATTTGGCAACATTGTGGAATATCTAAACAGTCCAGCCAGCAACGCAGGTGCACTGGCAGCGGCATTTACCTTGTTTTTGCTGTTGCATAACTTGAAGCTGGATATCTTGCGCCAGCTGGACTTGAAGGACCCTGGGCACGAAGGCTGGGTCATGGCCACCGATGCAGGCTACGCCAAAGCTGTCAATAGATTTGACTTCTCAGCTAGAAATGCCGCTCAAAACAATCCGCCAGCCGGCTGATTTTTTCCCAAAAGACTAAATAAAAGCAGGTCCAACAAGACCACTTAACCTAAAGGAAAAAAATCATGGCACAGTTTACAAAAGTAAATGGAACTACACAACCAGTATTCGCACTGGACGTGGCAAACGGTAGTATCGTAGGAACAGCAAACGTTGCGGCCCAAGGCCCAGTAATGTTGTCTGGACCACAACTGCAATTCTTCTCATTGACAGCAAACGCTGCACTTACCAATGCTGGTAATGTCAACGGTTACTTGAACAATGTGTTGCAAGCAGTTCAACAGACTGGCACAATTGCTTTTTATCAAGCAGGTGCAACAGCTGGCACAATCAACTTGGCTATCTATCCAAGCGGTGCTTACACCACAGCTACCTTGGTTGCTGCTGCTCAAACAGCCAATGCCACAGGCGGCCTGAATATTGGTATCCCAACTGGTAACGTCACTGCAACAGCCAGTTTCACTAATTTGGCATAATAACTAGATAGTGAAAATTAACCCTGGACGTAAAAAATCCAGGGTTTCTTTTTGGCCGTAAATATGCACATAATGAAAGTCATGTGCCGCACCCTTTTTGATTGTACCCACACTGGTGTCACAGGACATTTTCGTCCCCAACAGCTGCCTTACACCACCAAGTCGGGCATGAGACTTGAAACTCCTGAACACTGGAATCAGGCCAGAAATCAACAACGCAACTGGGAAAGTCTATTGCAAATCGTCAGCCTGAGAACACAACCCATGAATGTAGTGTTGCCCAAAAAGCAACCGGATGGCTGGCACTTTGAATTTGAAGTAGAAGCTGAAGGAGTACTCAGCAGCAGCATTGACAGTGATGACCTTGCAGGACTTGTGGCTGACTGTGAAGGTGTGCCCATGGTCACCGGACTGGGCGAACACACAATTGACACCGCCACACTGCATGCTCAAGGTGTGAATCAGAACATTTGGTTCTCCGCCATAAATACGCCATTGGAGCCTGAACATGGTTGATACTACAGATATTGAAAAGAAAAGTCTCGAAGCTCACGTTGAGTTGTGTGCAGAACGTTACCGCATGCTGGAACTCAAAATAGAAACAGTGGAACAAGAAGTTGGCCATGTCAAACACATGGTCACTGAAGTTCATGGTATTGTGCGCCAAATGGGCGAAAAACGCAACGATCAAATCATTGCCTGGGGCATTGGTATTATTGGTGCATTGCTGGGCACTGTGGCGTGGCTGGCCACCCACTATATAAAAACACTATGACTCGTGATCAAAAATTAGAACGTTTTGCCGAACGTGAACTCAAACGTGTGTATACCAAACTCATCATTGACGATGAACATGGCGGGTATGTTGCGTTTGGACGCTATCATGTAAAACCCGAAACAGCTGGATTTGCAGTGTATCACAGCGATGATCTTGTGAGTGTATTTGGCAGTAAACGCACAGCCATGTCATATTGTGTGGCAGATCACTTGCGCCAGTATCGTCTGGCAGAAAACATTCGTATATTGGACAACAAAAAACAATCACTCACTGATGATATCCATTGCCGGCGAGGGCAAGCTGAGCGCAGCAGTCGTCCTGAATTCCGTGAAACAGTGCGCACTAAACTTGCACCCAAAATTGAAAACCTTACACTGCTGAATCAAGAACTCGAAAAATGTTTAAATTCGGCTAAATATCTACAACTAAGAGGATTTGCCAAATGAAATTAACTGAACTGGCCACGCCAAAAAAGAGCCGCCAAGTAGTCAAGGTATTTGAAAGTTACTTTGGTACAAAAATGCCTGTAAACAAACTCACAGTGCGCGAAGCACAGGCCATGCTGGAACGTGTGCGCAATGTAATTGCTGAACACCAGCGTAGTAGTACTCGTCACACCAGCGAGCGCAATCCTGCTTACTTGAAACTGGTCATGATGGAACAAGCACTTGCACATCGTGTGAGCGAAGAAATGGTACCTCCTGCAGGTGCTGTGGCAAAACCCAACCCAGCTGCTATGGCCAAACTCAAAACAGCCAAAGACAAACTGTCAAAAGGTCAGACTCCTTCTCCTGAAGAACAAGAATTAATCAATGCTCAGGCCACCTTGACTGCAGAAAGTCGCTTGCGCCGAGCATACCAGTTTTTGAAAGAATCAGAAGTTCAACAAGCACAGGTAGTTCTGGCTGCACAAGACATGGTAGACAAAATGCAATCAATGTTGGAAGACACCACAGAGATGCAATTCAAAGAACTGCCTGCTTTGGTAGATTCAATCCGCAATCAAATTGGCATGGAACAAGCCACACAGTTCAACACTGATGTTACTGGGGCATTGCAAGGCCTTGTGCAAAACCTACAAGGTGCCAAGCAACAACTGGAAACAGCCTTAGGTGTTGTGACCGGGCAACCTGCCGCACTAGACACCAGCATGGCTGCCAGTGGCATGCCAGGCACTGCACCTGCTCCAATGCCAGGTGCTGAAATGGGTGCTGATATTGGTGCTGAAATGGGTGCTGATATTGGTGCTGAAATGGGTGCTGATATTGGTGCTGAAGAAGAGCCCACAACCCCCAAGGCTGCTCTGGGTCGAGCACGTAGATAATGAGAATCGACGAAGTCGAAAACTCAAGTTCACTGGATCCAAACAAACTGATGGGTCTGGTAAATTTTCTTTCTGGCAGGGCCAATGATGAAAATGCACAAAAGCAAATCAGCACTGATGCATTTATATCTACTGCACGTAGTTTAGGATTTCCAGTAAATCAAAAAAACATTGTGAGTGTGGTAAGCCAGGCTCCATTGGATAGTGTGTTAGAGCCCATAGATCCCAACAATCCCAGTGTGATCAAGTACAAAGGTGCCAATACTGGTGCAACCCAAATGCCTGTCAACAAGGCACAAGACATTGTGGCCGCCTCGGCCAAACAAGCTGCTGGCAAAGACCGCGGCGTATAATCATTCTTATTGACACTTGTTAGTAAATATGCTAAAATTAGCAAAGGAAATCACATGGCCTATTCAGAAAAAGTAATTGATCACTATGAAAATCCACGCAACGTGGGCAAGTTTGAACTTGACGACACCATCGGTACCGGCATGGTAGGAGCACCGGCCTGCGGCGATGTGATGAAATTACAAATCAAAGTCGAAAACGGAATCATTGTAGATGCTAGATTCAAAACATACGGATGCGGAAGTGCCATTGCCTCATCCTCTCTTGTTACCGAGTGGGTTAAAGGACGAACGCTTGACCAGGCCGCAGCTCTTAAAAATTCAGAGATTGCTCAAGAACTCGCACTGCCACCAGTCAAGATTCATTGTTCTATTCTTGCTGAAGATGCCATAAAGGCCGCTGTAGAGGACTATCGCAAT